GTTAGGGATGATTTCATCCCTTGCCCATAGATACCCACGAGAGTAGAATCCCACCGAAGAATAAATCACTCGGTTAACTGGAGTAGGTTCAGGATCTACAGGAGATTCATCTACGACTGGCTTCGCTGCTAAACCGCTCATTTCATCGGTATCGTCTTCTCCTCCGAATAGTTTAGAGATCTTACCGCAGGAAGAGAGAGATACTGTAATAACTAGAATGGAAATTAATTTAAAAATCATGCATTAGCCTACTGAGACATATTAAGGGTTTAAATTTAAAGGGGCTACCCCGATCAGAGTAACCCCATATTCATGATAGCGACTGAACCAGATCGCTTACCGCTTTCGAAGTCCTGCTTATAAATTCGTGTTCTGATAATTGGAACTAAAAAATAGATAAGCTATCGTTATGTAAGATAATTAAATACTGTTAACTCTATTTAACTAAAGCCCTAAATCCTAGTTCGAACGATACAGAGAAGAGAACCCGCGCGATTAATACCGTATAGAGTATATTATCGATGGGTAAAAATATCATCGAAGCGAATAGAAGATTAATCCGAAAGAACTGCGCCAGGTGCCAAGCGTCTGTAACGAAGACGAACACAGTAGAGCTACCCCAGAATCGTTCACCCTGTAGCGGATCTCCGTTCTTCCATTTATTCTTCCAGCTAAGAATAGGGTTCCACGCTGGTAGATTCTTAAACACGCTCGAAGAGAAGTGGAACGTGAGGGTATCCTGAACAGCCTTGGCTAGACCGGATACCGCCACGAGAAGAAGTGTAACGATCACTCTTCACCTTCGATAGTGAAATCGAAGCCACCGAACGAACTAAAAGCGAATCCTAGTGGAGCGAACATACCAAAGATGATTAATCCAAGACTTACTTCTACTCGGTCTGTAGCTCCCATGTAGCCAGCTACGAAAGGGACTGCGAATAATACGTTACCTAAGATAGGCCAGATGATTGACTTCTTACGAGCGCGTTCACAAGCCTGAGAGTAGTAGTTATCGAAGATCCAGGGGCCACGGTAGTTACCGCAAATAAACATGAACAGAAGCAGAGCTCCACCGAATACAGGTGCGAAGATGTTAGTAAACTTTTCCATTATATCCTCCTAGTTAAGTAGTTTAATAAACCCTACTACCACACTCGAAGGAAGCCTAGTATTTCCATCGTCCCGTAACCACCTACTAAGCGGTTCTTTAGGAACACACCATCCCCATCTCGATCTACTCCAGAACCATCAGAGGTATTTCCTTCTATCGATGAGAAGGTTCCATTGTGATTATTTAAATAAACGATTCCTACATGGCCTTGTGCAGTACCGCGCTTACTCCAGATAACTAGATCTCCAGGTAAAGCATCCTTTGCAGATACTCTCTGCATCATAGCCGTGTTTCTATAAAGAGTTAAACAGTGTCCAGTCCTGTATAATTTACACCGTGGATAGTTCATATCTAGTACAGCAGCTTGTGCTTCTATCCTATCGATGCAGTAGAATACGAATGCTAAACACCAGGGATCTCCAGCATCGAGAGAAACACTTCTCTGAAACTTCTCTACCATCTGACCAGAGTTATTCTTAATCTGTTCTGTAGTTCCTAACCAGTTCTTAGCTTCCTCTAGAAGCATAGCTCTCAAGTTCTCTGGTCTAAGACTGATGTAGTTAAGTGATGTATCCATGATTAAACTCTAAACTATAAATAGTAAGTTTAAGAAGTATTAAATCTATTCGTGCTTCTGGTGGTGAACGCAAGAATGCCTAATAAGACTTAGAAGATAATCACTGTATTCGAACTAAGATTCTTAATGATTAAAAGATTACTTCCACACTTAGACGGTAGACTTTATCTTTATAAACCTAGACCAGTGCTCTAGGGGTTTAAGGTGAATAGCGGTTGTCTCTTAGAACTTCCTTAGCACTAGGTGTATCAGGCTAATACTCTGCCTAGCGGTCTATCCCTTAGAACATCGTGCTTCCGTATGGAGCCACGCTGTCACGCCTTCGTATGTTTACACTTCAGCACCGAATGTAAACTATGCTTCATGAACTTAATCATGGAAGGTTCTACGCGAACCCACCGAGAGCACTTAGATGCTTTACTCTCGGCTGTAGGATGTACGAAGCACCCTCAGGAACGAATCCTAAAGACGCGCGCCGAATAAAATCAAGTGACGTTATTTGTCACTATAGACGCAAAACATAAGTGACAATTTTTGTCACAACACATAGCACTAGACACATATAATAGACAAGATGCGTAAAGAATTGTGTGGACTAATGTAACGCATAGAGCTATAGTCTTAATTACCAGGAAGACAAACTAAATTAGAATCGCGGCCAAGCTTCCTGGTCGAAACTAAGCCGCAAGGGTGCCCTTAGAGATAAACCTACAACTCTAGGGGCCACCCTATTAAACGCACCAGGAGGCCCTATATGACCAAAGTATGCACAATCTGTGGATCGCATGGAGAACCTAAGAAGAAGACCCAGGGAAGCCTTTTAATCGAGCTAGTCCTATGGTGTATGTTCATAGCCCCAGGGTTCATTTATTCTATATGGCGCGCTACTAGTAAGCTTCAGGTGTGCCGATCCTGCGAATCTACCGCGTTAGTACCTTCTACCTCTCACATAGGGCAGAAGATCATGGCAGAACGGAGGGCGTCTTGATTAAGTACGAATCAGAACGCTGGATAGTATCTTCCCAGGACGGAGAATCAATCGCGTTCAAGGATCTGAAGGACGCACTATTAGCACTTGACGCGATCACTAAGAAAGAGGGGAACACATGGGAGATTATATCAAGCCAGTCGTCTACGGATTCATCATCGGTCTTACACTTAGCAGCTTCATCGGATGTTCCGAGGGACATGTTGAGGCAAAGGCTAGTCTTAGACAGACAGCGAGCATCAGTGAGACACACAGAGGATATACTTACCAGGACTGTATGGATGTTCCGAAGGATGTGGAACCGATACCGTTCCCAGAAGAAGGCGCGAACTGCTTCCCGATAGATCATAACGACCCAGGGCGCATCGATCCACCGCCAGCGGAGTAAATATGAAATATGTTCTAGGGGTAATAATGTCCTATTATGTCTCAGGGGTAATATCGGCTATGGAGGGCCACAGTTTACAACAGTGTTTAGAGATCTTAACAGTCGCCATTAATCGCTAGTTGTCAGTAGTGCTATAATAGGCACTAAACCTAACTAAACTTAGTATAACTAGTAACATTGTTAATAATCGTTTACATTAAATAATACTTGACTTAGAGTTTTTCTATCCAGAACTGGATGGAGAATTCCTATGATAGTACGATGTTCACACGATAAATTAGTTCCTCTACATGAACTAAAGCAGCACCCTAAGAATAGAAATAAACACTCTAGAGAGCAGATCGAACGCCTAGCGAAGATCTTAAAATACCAAGGCTGGCGCTATCCCATTAAGGTTAGTAACCAATCAGGATTTATAACCGCTGGCCACGGTAGATTAATGGCTGCGCTTCACCTGGGAGAAACTACAGCGCCTGTTAGTTTCCAGGACTACGATTCCGATGAACAGGAATATGCAGACGTAATAGCCGATAATGAAATAGCTAGATGGGCTGAACTAGACCTACCCAGTGTGAATCTAGACATGAAGGACCTAGGGCCAGACTTCGATCTAGAGCTACTCGGTATCGATGGATTCAAATTAGACTTAATCCCTCCAGAACCTCAGTGCGATGAAGATGAAGTTCCAGAGAACGTAGAACCTAAAGCGAAGCTAGGTGATATATATAGGCTTGGGAATCATCGGCTGATGTGTGGGGATTCTGGAAATTACTCGAGCACTGAAACCTTAATGAACGGACTTGTAGCAGAGATGGTCTACACCGACCCGCCTTATGGCGTATCATATCAGTCTAACATGAGAACAAAGTCGGAGAAGTTTCAGGTAATTGATAACGATGATGTGTTCCTAACCGAGTGGGTTTCAAACGTACACGCATTCAGCAATGGATGGGTTTTTGTATGGACTACTTGGAAGGTCATTAAGGAATGGATTGGAATCACAGAGCCTATCGGAGACATGACCAACGTAATCGTGTGGGATAAAGGCGGTGGAGGAATAGGTGATCTCACCGGAACATTCTCAACAGACTATGAAGTAGCACTCGTTTTTAATCGTGGTGCCAAGATAACCGGAAAGAGGCTTGGAAGCGTATGGTCTATCGGAAAGGACAAGGCAAAAAGCTATCTCCACCCAACTCAAAAGCCAGTAGAACTAGCACAAACAGCGCTCGAGAACTGCACCAAAGAAGGGGACATTGTGTTAGACCTATTCGGAGGCTCAGGATCAACGCTAATAGCTTGCGAGAAGACGAACCGTAAGTGCTTCATGATGGAACTAGATCCTAAGTATATCGACGTTATCGTAGCTAGGTGGGAGAAATACACAGGCCAGAAAGTGGAGCTACTAAATGGCGCGACCTAAGGCGGTTATCGATCAGGAGCAGTTCGAAGCGTTCTGTAGGCTTAACCCTACGCTTAAGGATGCTGCTGCATTCTTTAAGGTAGACCAGGACACTATTATTACCCGCTGTAAAGAGTGGGGCTATGAAGGTTTTTCGGACGCTCGAGAGCAAAACATGGTGCATACTAGATTAACCCTGATTCGTAATGCTCTTAAGATGGCCGAGAAGGGTAACCCTGCGCTAATGATCTTCTGCTTAAAAAATCTGTGTGGATGGGTAGATAAACATGAACAGCAGATTACAGAAAGACAGATCACAGTAGTCTTAGAACCACAGGATGAGAAGCTTTAAGCGAACCGATAAGCAGCGCGAAGCTATCGACGTTCTAGGAAGCGATGCTAGAAATATAATGCTGTTCGGTGGAAGCCGTAGCGGTAAGACTTTTATTCTAGTCTTCGCTGTAATCCGCAGAGCCCTAAAGTGTAAATCACGCCACGTTATTCTTAGACTTAAGTTTAATCACATTAAGACTTCTATCTGGGCTGATACTCTACCGAAGGTTCTTAAGATCTGCTTCCCAGAGCTACCTGTAGAGTGGAATAAATCTGATTACTTCATCACTCTACCTAACGGTTCTGAGATATGGATAGCAGGACTAGACGACGATAAGCGAGTAGAGAAGATTCTAGGTAAGGAATACTCTACGATATATTTTAACGAGTGTTCTCAGATTCCTTATAAGTCTGTCGGAATGGCTATCACTCGACTGGCTGAGAAGAACGAACTGAAGAAGAAGATCTACTACGATGAGAACCCTCCTTCTAAGAAGCACTGGAGCTACTGGTTATTTATTAAGAAGGTAGATCCTGAGACTAGCGAATCACTAGACCATAACAAGTACGCTAGCCTAATAATGAACCCTAAAGATAACCTGGATAATATCGACGCAGAATACATCGATGAGGTTCTAGCTCAGATGCCGGAGAAGTTACGCGATAGATTCGAACATGGGCTTTTTGTGGACGACTACGATGGTCTAGTGTACTACTCATTCGACAGAGATAAATGCGTTAGAGAGTTCTCCACCATTCCTGGAACTTCGTTAGTGGGGATGGATTTCAACGTGATGCCTATGTCTGCTGTAGTCGCGCAGTTAGTTAACGATACTCTCTACATTCACGATGAAGTGTTCCTAGAGAACTCGGATACGTTTAAGATGGCGCATGAATTATCTCGCAAAGGACTATCAGGGTCTAAGATCTATCCAGACTCCACGGGCGCTAACCGAAAGACTTCTGGTAAGTCAGATCACGCGATTCTAAAAGAGGCTGGCTTCCAAGTCGTAGGAACTCGTAACCCCTTAGTGTTCGACAGGGTTAATAATATGAACACGCTACTTAAGAACGGTAAGCTAGTAATCCACCCTAAGTGTAAGAAGCTGATTAACGATTTAGAGAAAGTATCCTGGCGTGGTCAAGACCTAGACCAGAAGACAGATCCTTCTCTAACCCACATATCTGATGCGGCTGGCTATCTAGCTTGGGCAGTTTTAAATCAGTTTAATTCTAAGCCTAAGCCTGTGGAGATTTATTAGCGCATAGTGACACGCCTTATTCATGTGAGAATTATTACATGAAGCTAAAGGCGTTCCTTAATCGTCCTCAGTTTAAGTTCGCTGGTCTATGGTACTCGCTAGCATGGGTGAAGGTAATTGATGATCCTAGAACGGTAGGTTACTGTGAAGACTCTTCTAAGATTATTTATCTTAAAGATGGTGAGCCTATAGATGAAACTTTTAAGACCATGCTCCATGAAATGATACACGCTATGGATCATGTCTACTCGATTAAATTAAGTCACACTCAGGTTAGGAAGCTAGAGCTAGCTTTCGCTGAGTTCTTAATTCAGAATGATATTATTAAATAAGGGGATAAGATGGAACTCAGCTTATACGATATTAAAGTTATTCTGGATGAAATCGAATCTCAGGAGAATAAGGCCAGGAAGCAGAGAGAGTTTAAGTCCTTCCAGATCTACGATGGTAACTTAAAATCATACGTTAAGAATCGCATTCGTGAGATGTATCCGAAGTCCTGGGATATGTACACTATAGCCGACTACTCCCTGCTTAAGAAGATTACAGATAAACGCGCTAAGGCTTATAAAGAAAACCCTATCCGCAGGGGTGCTAATAACGATGAGACTACAGCCTATGAAGATATCACTCGTGAAGGGTGCCTTAATCAGGCAATGGCTAGATTCGATAAATATTTTAACCAACATAAGTATGCTCTCATGAGCTCCTTCATGGAACTAAACAGCGAAGGTAAGCCAGAGTTTAGGTTCATGCCTCTAGCTCCTTATGAGTTCGACTGTGTGAAGAACGATAAGGGAGAGATTAAAGTAGTAATCCTAAGCTATCCTGACTCTACTATGATCGTAGGATCTGACTCTGATGGAATGGATTCTATTATCGCTGGAGCTAAAGCAGACGAAGGTCAGCAGTCTAAGATCTATGCATTCTGGACTGACACTAATCACTATCTAGTTAAGGTAATGAAGAGCGCCACTTCTACTGGACTACCTGAGTTCGTACCTATTCAAGATAATCCTATGAACGTAAACCCTTGGGGCATCCTACCGTTCGCTTATCTTCCTGAATCTGATACGCCTAACTACCCTGTCGCATCTCCTCTCCCAGATCAGACGGTAGAGCTAGGGTCTTTACTCTCTGTTTATCTTACATCGGGTAATATGCAGATAGGGCAGCTAGTGCTTAAGTATCCTCAAGACCAGGACATCCAGATGATTACGCATGGTCTTATGGCTGGTATTAAATTACCTCAGAGCACATCTCCTGATGCTGCTGAGACTACTGCAGATTATATCTCTCCCTCTCCTCAGATGGATCAGCACAGAACATCTATCATGACTTTTATGAATCTAATCCTAGACGAGAATGGGATTAGACCTGCTAGCGGAAGTGACATCTCTATCGAGAAGTTTTCCTCTGGTTTAGACAGGATGATTTCTGAGTCAGATGTTCAGGATATTATCGAGTCTAATCAGAATATGTACGCTGATTTAGAACAGGATATTTACGATATAGTACGGATGCAGTTAGAGAGCATCAACATCAGAACGCTATCCGATGTAGATTTAGAAATTAAGTATCGTAAGCCAAAGATGATGGTTACTGATACTGAACGCCTAAACAATATTGAGAAGATGCTTCAGTTAGGACTGATAGAAGAGTGGGAAAAGTTCATGATTATCGATCCTAACCTTACTGAAGACCAGGCTAAGGAGAAGCTGGCTAGGATTAACATGGAGAGCGAATCTAAAGTTAGATCACTAGCCGATGCTGCTGGTATGTCTTCGAGCGGTTCCGAATCACTTGGGGGGGGTCTTCAGGATTCAAACCAGGCGCAAAGCTAGAAGTTAATGATTATCCGAAGATAGATGGTTAATGAACTATAGAGAAGCTGTAAAAAAGCTAGAGAAGTCTGGATTCGTAAAATTAAGGAACGGTAAAGGTTCTCATGCGATCTTTAGAAGGGAAGATAAAACCATAGTGCTTTCTATGGGAACTGTTCTTTCTTCTGGAGCAGAAGCCAAGGTTAGAACCGCCATAAGGAGCAAGAAGGTGCCAATATCCCAGGAACAGGTAACCAAGGAAATCAATCTCCAGCTACCGAGCAGCCTTCCTGATTCTGTTAAGGAAGACATTAAAAAGGAAGTCGGGGACTTCGTAGTTACTTCTATTCTCGACTATGTAGGACAGGGTAAGTCTCCTGTTACTGGCCGTGGATTTAAACAGCTTAGTAAAGAATACGCGGAAGATAAAAAGGGTGGACGCAGAGAACCTAACTTAGACTTAGAGGGTGATATGCTTAACTCTCTCAAAGCCGAGACTACTCCTAACGGGATAGAGGTAGGTATCTTCGATAGTTCACAAGCGCCTAAAGCGTATAACCATAACGAAGGAGATACGCTCCCTAGAAGGCAGTTCATCCCTGAAGCTAAACAGAGATTCGTAGGCGAGATAGAGAAGGGCATTAACGATATAGTTAAAAGCAGAATTAAGGATGAGATAGCTGGTGAGTCACAGGTGAGATCGGAACCTAGAAGAACTCCATCGGACACTAGGTCTAGCGAAGACATCCAGTCTTCATTCGAACCAGTAGCAGTACAGCCTAGCTCTTCTAACTTTAATATCTTCGCATCGTCTTCCACTATGGAGCAGATGATTAAGGACATTCTCGGTGGCTAAGTCACTAGCCGATAAACTTAAAGATGCTTTAGTGAAGCCAGTTAAGAAGGCTATCGATAATTTTAATAAGCAGCTTAATAAGGGAACTCTAGAAGAATTTAAAATAGAAGTAGAGTCGCAGATTAAGCGGGGTATCTCTCCAGTAGAAGGTATTAAGAGGTTCGATAAATATTCTGAATCCTACCGTGAAGCGATTAAAGAACAGTACGGAGAAGCTAAGAAGAAAAAAGGAAAGGTATCTCCTGTAGATATGACTCTAAGCGGCGATATGCTGGATAGCTTAAAGGTGGTTAACAGAAGCGGTAAGACTTACCTAGAGTTTACAGGTAAGGAGACTGGCTTACGCGCCTACTATCATAACGACTCAGGAGCAGGAAAGTCTCGTAAAATTAGAAGATTACTTCCAGATAAAGACGGAGAGAAGTTTAACAGCGTACTTCAGAGAACTCTCGTTAGAATAATAAAAGAGATCGTGAAGAAGACTAGGATTAAGAGTTAATATCCGTTAGCTTTATTTACATAACTTAACCATGGAGGTTAGAATGGATAACAAAGCGAACGAAGGTTCCGCCCAGAATGGCGAAGGCCAAAGCAAAGTTGAGAGCACTGTAGACGTAAACGAACTCCTTAAAAGAGTGGATCAGTTAGAGGCGAGTAATAAACGACTTCTCGAAGAATCGAAGGGTTACAAAGAGAAGTACAAAGCTACTGCGCAGGAAGTAACTAAGAAGGAAGAGCAGTTAGCCCATGAGAAGGGCGACACTCAGAAACTCTTAGATATGGAACGTGCAAAGCTTTCTGAAGTTCTAGGAGAATTAACTTCTACTAAGGAGAAGATTCTTAACCAGGAAATCAGAACAGTGGTAGCCGAGTTCGCTTCAGACGCTATCTCTTTAGACGATGTTCTCCATCAGCCGATGTACGCGCCGATCCTTAAAGAAGCAGTAGATAAAGAAACTTTAACGGTAGACCGCGAGAAGGCTAAGAGATTCGTAGAAGAGGTTCGTAAGCATAAGCAGCACTTATTTAAGGCAGCTTCTCAGCCAGGGGTAGTAACTAAAAAGCCAGGTGCAGGATCGACTTCTTCTAAGCCATTTTCACAGATGTCTACCGAAGAAATTAAAGCGGCACTGAGATCTGGTCAATACAAGTAACCGCCTTAGGGCATTAATAAAGGACTATTAAAATGGCAGATCTAATTCATGGCGCATCCGGTGAGATGAACGCAACGAAGCAAGACCTAATTGCAGCACTCGTTCAGCGTGAACTTAAACTTCAGGCTAAACTTACTCCATACTTTACTGATGTTTCTCAGTACTGCGTAAAGGGAGCTAAGACTATTGCATTCCCTAAACTTACTAGCTTCACCGCTACTAACCGCGCTCCTGGCGCTGCTGGTGACGCTGGAGTTATCACTTCTACGACTGATGTTCTGGATCTTAACCAGACTCCTTATCTCGCATGGATCGTTGATCCTAACGAGAACGTAGAATCTGTTCTTGATTTCGAGATGGCTGCTGCTCAGCGCGCTGCTACTGCACATGGACGATTCGTCGATGCTGCTATCATCTCTGAACTTGAGACTGTAGGTGTAGCTGTTACTGCAGGAGCTATCTCCCAGGCTGTAATTCTTGAGATGCGTAAGAACTACCTTAAGAACTTCGGTCTTCTTTCGGAAGCTACTCTTATGGTTTCTCCAGACGATGAAGCTATCATCCTTGCTATCAACGAATTTATTCGTGCTGATGCATACGGTAGCTCGAACATCCCAGACGGTGTAGTCGGTAAGATCTACGGACTTCAGACTCTCGTTCATGAAGGACTCTCTTCTGGTCAGTTCTTCGTAGCTGGTAAGCCTGGTCTTGCATACGGATTCCAGCGCTCTCCTGTTATGTCTACTCAGGGTGCTAACGAGTTCGGATCTGGCGCAATGCGTACCGCTCTCGAGCAGAAGTTCGGAGTAAAGGGACTTCAGATTGCACAGGCTGGCGTACCTGCTGGTAAGTCTGCACTTATCATCAAAGACGGTAACTAATTAATTCTGGGGGCTACAGATGGCTTTAGTAAAACTATCGGTAGTCCCCAATTTTATTAAGGCACCCACCTTAGAGCGCCTTAGACTTCAGATGTATTTAAACAACATCAGACTAAGTTCATGGGTGGAGTATTTCGACATTCAGAAAGACGGCAATAGCTGGGTAGCTTTCTTTTACGAAGAGCTTCCTCTAGAAACAGCGGCGAATAATCTACCTAAACCTAAGAAGGTGTAACCCATGGCTATCGGAACTTTACAGGACAGGGACTTAGGGTCACTTGTAAACACTGATGGTAATAATTGGGCTAGAAGGGTTTTAGGAGTAGGCGCAGATGGATCATCTAGCAGCACTTCTCTAGGTGGTTACAGCTTCACTAACCTTATCAGCGACTGGCCGTTTCTAGCGGTGGGAAATAAGGTGCTAGCATTCTATCCCACTAACACCACTGAAGAGTACAGCTTCCAGGATTCATCCACACAGATTCTAAGGCTTAGAGTTACCTACTCTAACCCGAGTAAAAAGATCTTCACTGCTCTAGAGAGAATAGCCTGATGGCTTACATATTTAATCCATTACTAAGAATCGGATTAGACATCACAGGAGATGGTGGCGGTGGTTCGGTATCTCCAGAAAACTTCTCTTACTTCTACATTACTGAGGGATCAGTAGTTAATATTCCAGATAATCAGGAGATGCTTAACGCTTCTGATCTAGTGATAGATGGAACTCTAGAACTAGATGGAAATATATCGCAGGAAGTCGATTATTCTTTATGGGCCTTCGGCTGGAATAAAATTAAAGACACGCTTACACTTAGGGTTAAGAACGACAGGGATTTACTATTTAGTTCCACACTAACAATCGATGGAACGCTAGCCTTAGATGGCAGACTTATAGAGGTAGACTAATGAGCATCATTTTAAAAGAAGAGTCACTGGCTAACATTCCCACTCCTCCCTCTGGTAAAGCTACGCTGTTCGTAGATAGCGCCGACGGTATCGCTAAAAAGAAGGACGACACTGGAGCGGTATCTTCACTAGAACCAGGAGTAACTACTGTAACATCGGTATTCGGAAGAACTGGAGCAGTGGTAGCTTTATCAGCGGACTACGATGCTTCTAAGATTACTAATACTCCTGCTGGAAATATTGTAGCTACTAATGTTCAGGGCGCTATTAACGAACTCGACGCAGAGAAGTTAACTGTAGCGCACCTTGGATCGGGTGGTGTTTCAGAGCATCCACTAGCTACCGGATCTGTAGCTGGGTTCTTATCGCCTAGTGACTTTACTAAATTAGGAACTGTATCAATCGGAGCTACAGCGAACTCTTCAGATGCATTTCTTTTAGACCGTAATAATCATACTGGAACTCAGGCTTACTCTACGCTAACTGGAACGCCGTCTTCTCTTCCTCCTAGCGGAGCAGCGTCTGGAGACTTAACCGGATCTTATCCAGCGCCTACATTATCTACGGCTAAACAAAACTTCTTACTCGATAGGACTAATCACACAGGAACTCAGGCTGCTTCCACCGTAGGCCTTTCGAACGTCGATAACACTTCAGACGTAAATAAGCCTGTGTCTACAGCACAGGCAGCAGCAGACACAGCGGTTCAGACGTTTTCTACTAATCGCGGAAATCATACTGGAACTCAGTTAAGCACCACAATTTCTGATTTCTCTACTGCTGCAGATGCTCGAATTACTTTACAGAAGGCAGCGGCTAACGGACTCGCTACCCTGGATGGGTCTTCTAAGATTCCTACTAGCCAGCTTCCAGCATCTATTCTAGGAGCTACCATCTATCAGGGTACTTGGGATGCTTCTAGTAACTCACCAGCATTGGCATCTTCTGTAGGTTCTAAGGGTTTTTACTATGTGGTTCAGGTCGCTGGATCTACTAACCTTGATGGAACTTCAGACTGGAAGCTAGGAGATTGGGCGATCTATAACGGGACTATCTGGCAGAAGGTAGATAATACCGATGCTGTTACTTCTGTTAACGGATACTTAGGCGCAGTAGTTTTAACTAAGACCGATTTATCTCTCGGAAATGTTGATAATACATCGGACATTAATAAGCCTGTAAGCACTGCGCAGGGCGCTGCTGATGCTGCTGTTCAAGCTTTCTCTATTCAGAGAGGAAATCACACAGGCACTCAGACTGCTTCTACAATTTCTGATTTTACTACAGAAGCACAGTCTGCTGCAGTCCAGAACTCTCTCGCATCTTCGACTGTAAAGGCTTCTTCTACGGATGCTGTAAATACTGCGCTTGCTGCAAAGCTATCTAATCCGATGACTACTAACGGAGACTTAATCACACAGACTGCTGGCGTAGCTTCCAGACTTGGTATCGGTACGACGAACCAAGTATTAAAAGTAATCGCTGGCGCTCCTTCGTGGCAGGATGAAAACTTCTCTGCTTTCTTCGGAGATGGTTCCGATGGTAACCTTACTATCTCTGGTGTGGTTACGTTAACGGATGCTTTTTATTATAATACTGTAACGATCACAGCTGGTGGGGTTTTAAACTTAGCGGGTTATCCTTTATTCTGTAAGACTCTAGATTTAACAAACGCTCCTACTAACTCGATTCGAGTCAATGGTAACAACGGCTCAAACTCTACTACTCAGACAGGTGGAGCAGCGGGTGGATCGTTCGCAGCAGCACAGCTTGGAGGCGGTAACGCTGGTACTGCTGGAGGTACTGGTACTACTACTGCTGGAGCACAGGCCGCAGCACCTGGTAACCAGAACCCAGGTAACGGCGGTAACGGCGGTCAAGGTTCTGCTGGTGGATCTGGAAACGCAGGAGCTAACGCAGGTGGAGCGCTTCGAGCAGGGGCTTCTACTTCTAACTCTGTAAAGTTCGGTCGATATGAGACTAACTTCATTCGCGCTGGTTCGCTTGTTCAGGGAGCGGCAGGTGGAGCAGGAGGCGGAGCGGGTGGAGGCGATGGTACTAACCTAGGTCGTGGAGGCGGCGGAGGCGGAGGCGGTGCTGGATTCGCTGCTATTTACTGCCAGAATTTAATCACAGGCGGTTCTACTCCTTCGATGGTTATTAACGCTCTCGGTGGGACGGGTGGATCTTGTAATGGTACTGCTGCTGGTAACGCTGGAGGCGGAGGCGGTGGAGGAGGCGGAGGCGGAGGTTATGTCTACCTTGCATATTTCAAAAAAACAGGGGCATCAGTTACGAACCTAATCGACGCTTCCGGTGGTAACGGCGGGAACGGTGGTAACGGAATCGGAACTGGTCTAGGCGGGAACGGCGGAGCAGGTGGAGCGGGTGGAAGAATCAGAGTGATTAATATTTCTAACGGATCAGGAACTGTCGTAGTGGGCGCTGCTGGTAACTCTGGTACTAACGCTTCTGGTATCACTGCTGGTGTAGGCGGTGCTGGTGGGGCTTGTCAGGCTTCTTTATAAGGATAATTTATGCAGAGAAATGTATTAGACTATCAGGGTAATGTAATCGGTGTTCTAGATATGCCGGATGGAACTACCGAGGAGATGTGGGAAGTAGAGCTCTCTAAATACTCTAAGCCTCCGTCCGACCCTTCTGCTGTAGCCAGAAAGTTTCTTATTAAAGACCGTAAGATATTCGCTGATGAAATGATGCAAAGATTTAAAGATCGAAACATCACGACAGGTCTTAACGTAGTGCAAGCACTTTGGCTTCATCATAGAATGAGAGCGTGGGAAGTAACTCTACCAGCGCAGTACGGTGGATTCTCATACGTTGTAGACGTTCTAAATATGGCGGTATCAGGAGATTTAGAAACTGCATACTTCGCTATTAGATTCGGAACTCTAGACGATATGTCTCAGCCTTATCACTGCATTAATCAGTCAACTGTAGACTGGTTAAAGAACGAACTAAAAGACTACTTAGGATTTAATCTAGGATGATTATTAGAGCTCTATACGCACAGCCTAAGATGCGCTTCCCTATCGGAAGCTGGCTGATTCGTTTAGTAGAGTTCGGTAAAGTCTCAAAGGATAACGGATCTCATATAGCTATCGAGTTCTTAGGGCCGCAGATGTTCTGTGTATTCGACTCGGTAGCACCTAGAAGTAGGGTCGTTTCTATTGATAAGTGGAACGAGCACTATACTATTTTGAAGGCTTGGAAGTTTGAGATACCCGATGAGAACTATCAGGAAGTATCTGAGTGGGTGTGGGATCACACCGACATTCCTTACTCTAGGTGGCAGTGCATCTTCATAGGACTAGGCGAGATCTTCGGTGGGTTCGTTCGTAAAGCGATGAAGGGTCTTGGGCGTAACCAGTGCGATTATCTTATCTGTGTAGAGGCTGCTGTAAGGGCGCTAAATAAGTTCTGTGGAGTAGTTCCTACAAGTGATCCAGACGCTATAGGTCTTTCAGAGTTCATAGAATTAATGGACAATACTGTTAACAAGAAGGCTTAAAATGATAAAAGTATTTTACAATTCTACAGAGATTACTAATCAGCTTAAGTTCGCTATGGATACTGCCGTAGCTTTAACGCTTACGACTGGAACTAACGAGATAGAGGTTCATAGTGAAAAACCGCTTTCGAGACTTTACTGGGTTCTTAATTCATCTCACGACGGTAGCCTTACTAGCGAGTATTTTAACGGGACTGTTTTTACTAATCTTGATGAAGTAGACGACTCTACTAACATCTTTAAGAACCAGGGATGGATCACATGGTCTGTGGCAGACGATGTAGCCAAGGATGGCGAATACTTTAAGTACAAGTTTACAGTAGACGGACTTACTGTAGCAGCGCCACTAACTATAAACTTTGTAGGAATAGTATTCTCAGAAGACTACGATCTGTCTAGCGAATATCCTAATATTTTAGAATACAAGCCTAGCGGAGATTCTTCCCTAGCCAGGTTCCACATTGCAGCTAAGGACGCTATCGTTCAGTGGTTCAGGGGTAAGGGTAAATTTACCATGCAGGGTAACACAGTTAGTAACCTGACTGAGTATGATTTCTTAAACATCGATGAAGTTAAGAACGCATCTAAGTTTATCGCGCTAGCTAAGATCATGTCCTGGCTGAGTGACGCTGTAGACGATAAGTATTATCAGAAGGCTATGGATTATAAGGCGTTCGGATATAGCGCACTGGATGTTTTCTTCCTGTCTTTAGATACGAACTCTGATGGTAAGGCGCAGGAGAAAGAGAAGCTAGTAACTACTACTCTGGTGGTCACTCGTGGCTAACATAGTCCAGGAGATTACAGACGGACTTAAAGCACAGGTGGCTACTACGCTTCCTCTTAGAACTGAAAGTCGTTACATCTGGGACTTTAAAAAGAATGCGTTTAAAAACAATAGTAGCCTTTACGCTATTCGTCCTAGCTCTGGAAGTTCTGTTAGCGGAACTAATCGCACGATCACAGTAGATCAGGGATTCGAACTGATCCTATCCACAGAGTTTAAGAATAAAGGCGATAATGATGCAGCACTTGATGCGGCGATCTATAGTTTATACGAAGATCATGAGGCTGTTTATAAGGTGTGGTTCCAGAGAAATCTGGCGATAGCGCGGGTTCTGGTGATCGACTCTATTGAATTAAATGAACCAGACGTAGATGATGATAATAACATTGTAAGCATTACAGCGCGTTTTAACGTGAAGTATAGAACGGAGACATAGTATGAGTATCGGCCTGGTTAAAAATGAATCTAGTTTAGCTGTCACGGTAGAAGTAACTGAAGGAACTTATGTAGCTCCTTCTAGCGCCGCTGACTTTATCGAAGTGGTATCTGATGGGGTAGAGCTCTCTCTTACTCGTGAAGTTATCGAACGTAATAACCTGAGTGCTACTATCGAAGTATCTGCTCCCCGAGTAGGAACTAAGACTGTAGCTGGAAGCGTAGGAGTAGAAGCTACTGCTAGCTCTACCGAAGGTAACGCACCTCCAAGTGATCGCCTTATGCGTTCGCTCTTAGGTGGTAAGCGTAACCTAGCTGCTCCGATTACTTCTAAGGCTTCTGGTCACACCTCTACGACTATCGAGATTCAAGATGCAGATATTGCATCCTTCGTAGTCAACGGAGTTTACCTATTCAAGCTTGCTACTGGTTACGAAGTTCGTCCAGTAACTGCTATCGACTCTACTCCAGGATCGGCTAAGGTAACTGTGCCTTTCGCATTCGAAGGTGGAGCACCAGTCGTAGCTGTAGTAATCGCTAAGATGACTCAGTATTTCTACGATGATGGAGCGCCTACTTTATCTGCTACTTACTACCACGGTGGTAAGATCGAAGATAAAGCTACAGGACTTCGTGCGCTATCGATGTCGTTAGATAACTGGTCTACTGGACAGCTTCCACAGATGACTTTTAACGTGGAAGGATTAGACCTAGAGCGAGATGTAGCAATGCCTGGATATACTCCAGACTTCTCTACTAACGCTTTACCTCCAGTGCTTCTCGGCGCTTGTGTGTACTTTAACGGTATCGAGATCCAGTATAACGAACTCTCGCTATCGCTAGAGAATACTAAGACGGACATCGCTTCGGCGTGTTCTCCAGAGGGTAAAGTAGGTTCACGTTATACGCAGTTCCGCTGTAGCGGTTCAGTTAACCCTTACATGGAAGATGATGATACTGCGCGATTCGATAACTTTAATCTTAACGACACAGTAACTGTGTTCGGCTTCGCTAGTAACCCGAGTGCAGTCGCTGGGCAGAATAAGGAATGGATCGCATTCTGGATTCCTGCTGCTAAGATTACGGAGATTCCTACAGCAGATCAAGACGGAATCGTTACTGATGCCATTTCCTTTCAGGCTTTTAAGTCTGCAGGAAATGATACAGTCTTCCTATCGTTCATTTAAGACCCATACGACCACTGAGAAAGTCTGCCCTTTACAGGGTGGGCTTTCTTATTTTAGCGTGTGCTTATGAAGATTCTTAAGGCTAGCGATAGGGTTAAAGTTAAAATCGGTGAGATCGTATTCTTACTAGCTCCGATGAAGATGGCGCAGAAGCTAGAGATTAACTCTCTAACCAAGATAGTTAATGGTCAGGAAGTTAACGATGGACAGGCTATGTTAGCATTCATCGTTAAGCATTGTGTGAAGGGAATCGAAGGAGTTACTGACTACGAAGGTAATCCAGTTCAGGTTCAGCTAGACGAATCTGGATGCCTAGTAGACGATTCTATCTCTGATGTTTTATCTGTACTGAATGAGTCTAAGAACCACATTAACGCATTACTTGCGATGTCTAAGGGGACTGATCCAGCTAAGATTAAGGACTACGCTACAGGTAAGACTATTACTGGCGTAGAGGTTACTATTAACCCAAAGACTTAGGGGTAGACTGGTTAATTCAGACGCTCCTTCTATCCCCTTCTTCTCTGTCTGATATAGAGAACCTACAGATTATTTCTACCTGGAACTCTATCACTGAACAGAAGTTT